CTATAACAAATTCATCTGTAGACCTAAACAATGGAGACTTCTCAACTCGCTGTATCATGAAAGCACCATCTACCGTTCGTGGATCAACATAACCAGAGGCATCTAAAGTGAGGTTTTGTTTACTTCCTAACCATAAATAATCTCCAGTCTTAACATTGGTAGGAGTGAGTACTTGTGCTCTGCACACAATCTGTTCACCATTATCAGTCATTATTTCTTTACTTACATCGTCCCACCTACACTTAATATCTACTGGATCAGAATATGTATATCCACCATAACCATCTGGTGTTCCTCGTGCCCAGTGAACAGCTGTTTGTACACAAACATAGTTGATAAACTTGATTATAGGATTAGTCATCTGGCACAGCCCTTATAGATGCCCTTCTTAGTCCTAGAGAGGCTAACTTACCTGTGTAGTCAAGCATCTTTACCTGTTGACCATACAAAGTAGCATCTAAGCCAAATCCAGTCTCACCTTGAAAGGTTATACTGGTTGGCCCAGCCTCTGCCTGTTGTGGCTGTCGTTCTCTGGTGCAAGCTATAAGATGGGCGGTAAACCAGCGTTTAATCTCATCTAGCAAAGAAGAAGGCATATCAGTAAGTATGCTATCAACTAATGTTGATGCACTAGTGATATATGCTGTTATTATTTCATCAGATAAGTCTGTTTCAATTATTTGTTTTACTTGAGTTGCTGTTATCATATGCACTCACCTTCTTTGCTAGGTGGAGTGGAGTTACCACTCCACCATAGCGATCGAACCACATGGTACTTACCTAAGCTGCAAGCTCAACTCGGACTATTCCACACTTACCTTCCTGATCGGCACGAATCTGTGGCACCTGTATAGTCATTACTTTATACTTCGTTACCATATTGCCTTCAGTTGACCATTCAACATTCTGCAAGCCCATGCCACGCACTACTCGCACAACATCAGAGGTCATCTGGACAAGCAATACAGTATCAGCAGGCATAAAGTCTATTACCCTAATATTCTTTATGCCAGAAATAGCCATAAGCCTATCTCTAATGGTAATTACTTTACCACCAGAAACCTGATAATCCTCATCAAGTATGGTCTCATATGCAGGAGGAATGTACAGGTTCCAAGGCCCAAAGAACTTGTCATTTAGGCTTGCCTGCTTCATAGCTATTACCTGCTGGACTATTTTGGTTCCATCTGCTTCATTCCAAGGTACAAGGATAGTAGAGGCATTAGTACCTAGTATGCTTGCAACTTCAGTTTCGGTATTAGCACTTGGGAAGTTCATATAGGAGTATATTGTTCCACCGCCATAAGAATATGTAGTATCACCAAACAGCATAAGCTCTAGCTTCTCCTGTACCTTTCTGGCAGCACGCTCAGCCATGGTGGTATCCAGAGGATTACCCAAATTCCTACTGGCAGCAAGCACACGAGCGTTAATCTCGTAGTCTGCATGCACTATAGGAATAGGCAGGTAATTGGTCGTAAACTGTGGTCTAGCACCTTGTGCCCTAGTAATACCATCCATAGTAATATCGGCCGAAAGGTCGGTATCACTAATGTCATGGTATTCGAGCACGGTCGTGCCCATTGCATTGCCAAGGTTATAAACCAACCCAGCATCAATTAAATCCTGGAAACCACCAAGTCTGGATTCAGCTACCTTAAGCACAGCTTCGTCCAGTTGTTTCCATTCATCCCTGCGTAGAGTGCCAGCCTGGTTTATCTGCAGTACTCTATAGGCATCCTCTTTCTTAGGGTCTCCACCTACATATACGGATACATAGGTTTGGCCGTCCTGCTCTATATAAGGACGCATCCTGCCTATGTCAAGCCGTCCACTCATTGCAAGTTTGTTAGCTATTTCACCCAAAGCCCCATTTGCCGTAATTAAATCAACTTGTGCATTCATCTAATCTTTGACCTCCTTCCTATATAATTCGTACTGCTACTCTATCGCCACTAGATGCAGCAGCTAAAGCTTGCCCTACTATAGCCAATGCATCTACTGCCACCGACCCAGTTCCAGTTCCTGAAAACGTTGCACTTAATTCTGCAGATGTACTTGCTGTACTTGCAGCCTTACCAGTACCAGTGCCAGTATAGGTCCCATCACTTTCAGTTAATGTTAAGGACAAATCGGTAAGGTCTAACTCAAGACTGGATATAGTTGCATCTGTTGCAGAAACATTAGCAGTTACAGTAACTACTTCAGTAGCTTCTCCAACTGGTTTTAACTTACCATTACCAGCACTAACGAGAAAAGCACCTGCCGTAATAGATTCATTAGCTATTGCATTAACAATATCTCCACGGCCAGCTATCCACACCTGTACTGGATCATCGGCAGCATATGCATCATCAATGGTTTTGCCCTGTAGTTCGTCCTCAAGTGCAAACATAGGAATGGCATTGCCTGCTGCTTCTCCATGAGGAATTACTGCACCACTGGCATTAAGAGCAACCAACATACCTGGAGTTATAGCAGCACCAGCTACAAACTCCTCAATTACATCACTATACTTTTTTAGCTTAATCGTATTCTTTGCCATTATCTATTTTCCCTCCTCCTTAATCAAATTTAATTCCTGCAGGCGGTAACGGCTTCACTTTATTAGCAGCCACATTAACCTGCTGTGCACCCATAGCAGTATAATCTACCTTGGGTGGAATGGCCTTTGCCAACTTCTCAAGCTGACAAATCTTCATAGACTTTAGCTCATCATCACTAAATACGTTAGATGCAGAATTGGTCTTTATGTAGTCAATATATTCTTGTTTCTTTTCCTGTAACAGCTTTATACCAAAACCAATCTGCTCCCGTATTTCAACAGGTGCCATATCAAGATACACATTCAAATCCTTAAACTGCTCCTTCAACTCTTCTAACACGGCTTCCTTATTCACCTCAATCTTAGCTGGCTCTGCTTTAGTTAGGTCTATTAACTTATCAAGATGTTCCTCTTGAAGAGTGCCTAACCATTCTGCGTCCTTCTCATCGAATTTGCCAGACTGAATTAGAAGTTTAACTTTCTCTTCCATTTTTCTACCTCCTTTTTTGTTTTCTTTTAATGCAGACATTGGTGGAATTTCCAAGTCTACATCAAACTCGTCTATAAGTAATCTATATGCCTGTCGCCTTGCTCGTTTTCGCTCCTCATCACTCACCCCCTTAACTTGTGTTCCTCTACCACCAATAACTGCCCTTAAAGCACGTTCATTAAGTTTACCAGTTTTAGGATTTACTACTGGAAACTTTAAGTCCTGAAATGTAGGTGCATCAGCATCTCCAATTAAGAAATGAGCAGCTATTCTGGCTCGTTCCTCTCTTGGTAAATCTTCCCACCTACCATCAACACCAAAATCCTGTAAAGCTGGTGCAGACCACTCAGTGCTTTCGGTACCTTTGTAAGACAGTCTATAAGTTTCAATCACACTTTCCTCATCTCCTCCCTTCTTATTTATTCCTAAACCACAGCCATCTTCGAGTGAGCATGCTCCCTTTTCATTGGGTAGCAATGCCAAATGGTCTGGTCTGTGATTTTTGGCAATTCCTATATATTGTTCACCATTCCATTCTCCAGGAGTAAGTTCATCTTCAGTGAATACACCAACACTGACATCAATTGGTTTACCTGAATGTAAATAACCTAATATCTCTGGGTAAACCTTAATGGCTTTGTTTTCATTGATCCATACATCAGCTTTAAGTTTGCCGTCTTCCATACGAGTATTGTATACTCTACCAATAACCTGTTCGTCCACTATATCTGGAGAGTTGGCAGATACATACATACCGTTTTTCTGAGGATGTCTCACTATAACAGGTATACCATTCCACACTTCTGGAAATTTGCCAAGTTCAGTTGCTGGATGGAACAAAGGCCCATGACTTCCATTATGCACACCTTCAACCATCATAACCACAGGAACGACTAGGTGTTTTTCACCTTCATGTTTCTTAACTGATATAGTGTATCCTGCATTGGTATTAATAAGTGAATAACTGTTGTTACCTACTACGCCATTGGCCTGTTTAATGGCTGACACTTCACATGTGTTTTGGTCTTTGCCTTCTTTCAGACAGCGTTCAAGCACCGAATAGCTACTTCCACTCCATTGCCTTTTTTCTTTTTCGGTGGTTGCATACTGCCCACTCATATTTATCTGTGCCATTCCTATCTCTCCTTCTTTTCTACAGTTTTAACTTTTACTCTTACAGAGCGTTCTCTTATTGGAGGAATTCGAACTACTACATCGATTTCAAGCTCCTGATCAGTTAATCCTTTATGAAATCTCTCTACATCGTCTACTGTCCAAGGCATTTTATTCACTCTCCTCTTCTGTTTCAACTGGCACTATCGTACATCGGCAATTAGGATGGTATGGTATCATACCTTCCACTTCATCTAATTCAAATATCTTTCCTTCTAACGCTGCACATTTATCACAGACATTATATCCAGCAGTAACCCATTCAGCCTTTACCTTCACATCTATTGCTCCCCAGTTACGATATTCCTGTACTTTGCCTAATATATCTGTCAGTCCTAAATCTCCTGAAGGGCCTGTTATTGTTTTAGTTAACATTCTGGCTATTTCTCTTGGATTTCTACCTTCAGCCATTCCTTGAGCTAATACTCTGCTTATTTGACTGGCCATAGCATCTGTTATTCCCTTTAAGTCAGTATATGTTCTGGTGAACACCAAACCCACTCTTTCTAAGTAGAAGGGAGAATTAAAGATTACATCTATTTCTGGCAAATTGTCTGGTATAGGATATCCTGCTCGTTTTAATTCCTGTCTGGCCATATAGATGCCTTTCTGAAATGCACTCTGTATAAACTTATTAGTCCAAGCACGTTCTATGGCCTGTCCTAACTGTGCACCTGGTATAACCTCAAGAATATCATTGTCAATTTGCTCCTGTAACCAGTTCAAGAATTCAGCTATCTTATCTTGACTCCTAGGAAAATCATATGCCCTTCTAGGTGGAATATCCTGATAGGTTGATAGCATGCCAAAACAATCCTGTTCAATTATAGCTTTGTTTATCTTTGCACATATTCTATCAAACCTACCACGCATATTCCTGGCAAACTGATTTCGTAATGTGGTAGTCCTTGTTGGGTCATATCTAGTTATCAAGGTACGTTTTTCATTTTCACTCAACGTTTGAAGGTTCATTTAATAGCTCCTCTTCCTCTTCAGTAGCACTACCACGTATGTCCTCATCTATGCCCTTTAGTTGAAGTTCCTTAATAAGGTCTATTTGATCTCTGCCTAGGCCTAAAAACTTCTCATAGAATACATCTGGAGGTATTACATCCATTGCACCAGGAACCATGAGATAGTCTTTAAGTGCAGTTGCTCTAATCTGTCCTATATCTGCCAATTCCTTTTCACTGGCTGCCCACAGGTCAGTCCATTGAACAGTATAGTCAGTTTTAGGCTTAGCCAAAACACCAAACTCTATACATTTATCTATAAAAGGCCTTAATATGACTGGTTCAGCATATTCCTCTCTGCGTTCCTGTATCATGGAAAGCCAAGTATTCCTATCTTCAGTAGATGCCAACTCACCACGTTCACTACCAGTTAATATCCTTCTAGGAATTCCAGTTACAGCACTAATCATCTGTAATTGAACATCTACATGGTTTCTTGGATCGGATACCTGTTGGGCTAATGCATCAATGTTCACACCTCTATTTACCAAAAATCTTCGCAAACCATGTTCATATTCATCTAATTGCTTTTGAAGTTCAGCTTCGTCTTCTTTTGACATTTCATATCCTTCTAAAACAATACCTTTAAATCCTGGCCTGGCACCACGCCAAAACATCTCTGCGGAACCACCAACTACCTTTTCAAGGTCTAATAATCTGTTAAACACTGCTTCAAGCCTAGGCATACCTTCTATTTCACCTTCAAGTAATTGCCCAGGAATATGAAGTATCCTGCTATAATGCACATTTATCGTTATGGTAGATGTGTCTGCTAATTCCAGCATCAGTTGATATATTTGAGGAAATCCATATCTTTCACTATTAGGGTTATTATCCCATTCCTGTATCTTTGCACTTACTTCTGATAATGGTTTGACATACTTCAATTGTCTTTTGCCTTTTCTTACTGGATTGGCCATATCGGAGATTGACTTCACATCATCAAATCCTAATAGTAAGACACCATAATGACCTAATCCAGCCAGTCTATCAACACGGGCAAATTTAGCTCTTAAGTTCAGTTGAGAATCTAATTTATCCCAACCTTTCTCAAATTCCGTATATCTTTCCTCAGTCTCTATTACGCTAATTTTGCCTCTCCATGTGGCACTAACTGGCCTATCTATAATGGCCTTGGCAATATCCTGTCGTTTGTACTGCGCATAATAATCATCAAAAGTTAAATTCTTAGGATAACCTAAAGCATTGTAAATATCCCGTTCTCCACTATAGGAAAAGCCAAGTCTAGCCAATAGATTGGCCCTGCCAACTATTGCACTTAACGTATTTATTCTTTCCTCTAATGCTTTAACTTTGCTGGTTCTTGGCATGTTTTCACCTACCTATCTTAATATAGGGCCAGCACGTCTTGTAGCTGTTAACTTACTAAAAGCTAAACTTGCTGCGTCCACCTGGTCTTTATATTTGCCTAACGGAAAATACCTGTGTTCCTCTACAAATGCATAATTCCATGGTGCCCTAATTAAAAACACATTACCGTTGTTAACCTGTACACTATATGGGTCTGCTCTATAAACCTTATCACCAGTTGGTTTATCGGCATATACAGAG